GCGGGTAGTCTGGGTAGCAGAGACAATGGGAACATTGAATTCCACTGCCAAACCGCGAAGTTCTTCAGCAATTGATTTGATGTATGAATAAGAATTGATAGAACTATTTGCCTTGTGCCTAGAGGAAGCACAAATATTAAGGTAATCGATGAAAATAATATCAGGTCTAAATGATTTCTTAAGAGCAAGTTCATTTAGAAGTGCCTTAAAGTGACCACTATGAGCAGAAGCAGTAGGATACTCCTTAATTATAAGAGTTCCCTGAGTCTTCTTCGCAATACTGGTAACTTTAGTCTCAAACATTTGACGAGGTAAATCAGTCAATTGCTGAATCGGGACATTGAGAAGATTTGCATCAATTCTTTCTGCAATTCTCTCTTCCGCCATTTCAAGAGTGATATAGAGAACGTTCCTGCCTTGTAGCAAGACGGAACTAGCCAGGTGACACATGAATAGCGATTTCCCAACACCCGTCCCAGCGAGAGCAATATTGAGAGTCTTATTAGGTAAACCACCTTTCGTGATTTTGTTGAAGTATTCCAAATCAAATTCGATTTTATCTTCTTTACGATGGTAAAATTCATATCGCTCCTCATAATTTTGAAGATAGTCGTGTCCAATATTATTGTCAAAACTTACTGCAAGTGCATTTGAAAGAATGTTTGGAATTGAATCACGAGTTTTCTTTTCGTCTTTACCATCGGCAATATGAATAGATTCCATAAGTGCCAGATAGATGGCACGGTCACGGCACCACTTTTCAGTAGTATCAAGCAACCACTGCTTATCTACAACAGTATCATTTAGAGAATTATTAATTTCTCTAATTTCTTTAATCTGGTCTTCAGTTAAATCTGTGCGATTTTCGACTTCGATGTTAAGTGCCTCGACTGTAATTGCCGAACCGTACTTAACAATAAATTGGACAATTTCCTCAAAAATGACTTGTTCGGTCTTTTTCTCAAAATAATCTGGTTGTATGAAAGGTATGACCTTACGTGAGTAATCTTCATTAAATACTAAGTTTCTGAGAATAGTTGCCTCAATTCGTTCCATAAGAGAATTGTTGTTGCGCGGCAGCATCAAGTTGCTGCATTACTTCTTCGGTAAAATATTGTTCGGGATTTTTAAGAATCTCTTTCGCATAGATTTTCTTCCCATTCATTTCGTAACGACCAGCTACGTTCTTCCACATCCCAACTTCTTCACCAAGTTCAAGAAGACCATAATAACGATCAAGTCCACGTTCATCATAATACAGACGAACTTCAACTTGCTGATTTTCTTTACTTAAGCGTGATTTATGAGTCTTTGCCTTAATAATATTTCCGATGATTTCAGTTCCGTCTTTTTCCTTTTTCTTGCTGAGATAAATGATAGTAGAAGCGGCATACTTAAGACCACTACCACCACCCATCTCTTTTGTAGGAACGTAAGCGCCAATAACATCATAGGTATGGTTAGTAACAATCATGGGAATTTTTGCCTGACCCAGTTTGAGGGTAAGCATACGAAATGCACCCTTAATCAGTTGGGATTTGGTCATGTCCCGAACTTCTTTATCGTTCAGAGCATCATTAATCTCCTTACTGGTGGAAAGCATTCCCAAAGAGTCTAGCACAAACATGCAAGGGTTGCGTTCTCCTTCGGGTTTCTTCATATAGAGGTCAACTGCCTTCAGTGCCTTTCCACGAAACTCCTCAACAGTTACTACATTGACAACCACCAGACGAGTTGTGTCAATTCCCCTACTCTCCAGAAGGGATTTGGTGATTGCTGCTTCAGTATCAAAATACAGACAATATCCATCAGGATTATTATCAAGGAAATTTTTAACGACGGCAAGAGAGAAGAAAGTTTTACCAGTAGAACTTTCACCTGCGATTGCAGTAATCTTATTCCCAGATACACCACCAAATATACTGCCGGATACAAGAGCATTAAAAATGTACGAACCTGTATCCACAAAAGTTTCGGTCTCATCAATCTCAGATGCCAGTTGGGTGTATTCTCCACCAATTTCTTTTACAATATCTTTAAGGAAGTCCATTAATTATTCTCCTTTTTATCTTTAGAAAGATAGTTCATTTTGTATGACCATAGTTTAGCATATAGTGCAGAATCTCCACCAAGACGCATTGCACTTATAATTGTGTCTAATTCCTTTTCAGTAATTGGTAATTCCATTAAACAAAAAATAGATCTAAGTTAACAGTTTTTTCTACGTTCCACCCAATCGAATCTAAAATTGATTTGAGCGGATCTACGAAACTCTTTTCAAATTGTAATTCATAGTCAATGTATTTGTCAAGTCCAAGTTCCTTAGGGAAATCTTGGATAAATGAAATTACATTCTCATGAATTATATTAGGTTTTTTGAGAAAAATGTATTTAATTTTTTCACCGTTGTTAATAAGAGAATACTTATTAGTCAATTTTTTATCCTTAATATAATAATTAAACAGAAGAGCACCACGAATATGAATCGGAGTTTTAAATGCATAGATGCTCGATGATGAATGATATTTACGAACATCCGATGCTGACCTTGGGAATGCAATTTGTTCTGGGGGAAGAGATTTAAATTCTTCACGACACTTATCAATAAAATGAATCATATCCTCTTCTGTGCCGCTCATCAAAATTTTAAATGACTCCTTCAACATTCTTCTGCAAGGTGATGGTGTAGAAGATTTGATTGCCTCAATACCTTTGATTTTGAGTTTGGGTTCATCATAACGAACACCTTCACTATCCCATACACTAAGAATGTATCGTTTCTTCGCAGTCCAAATACCACGTTCTGCAACACACTCACGTTTCATGAACATTTTTTGGTCATATGCGTTCACATAGTCAGCCAATTCTTGGTAAGAACTTTCAATATACTTTTCAAATTCCACCTGACAGACCTTATCAAGGAACGAAACAATGCTTTCAGTAGTTTTCTCTCTTCCCTTGTATACAGTTTCAACCAAAGGACCCATATTAACGTAAAGAGAATCAGTATCAGAAGCAATAACATAATCTACATCTCCACTTTTAAGAATTTTATTCAAATAAGAATTCATCTTATTCATGATCCACTGAATCGATACCTGTCCAGACAGAGTGATTGCCTCGGCATTTGCTAGTTTGAAATAGCGAAAATATTGATTACCAATGGCACCATAAGCAGAGTTAAGTTGAATCTTTCTCGCCATTTGAATATTGTTGCATCTTGCAATCTCCTTAACAAGTTGCTTATTCTTTGTTTTTTCATACTCTTGCTCTGCCACAAGCATTTTCTTTTTAAAAATCACACGTTCATTATAGATTTTCTCCATTAGTTCTGGAAGAAATCCACGAACATCCTTGCGATACATTGCACCATTAGCACAGACTGCATAATCTTTATAAAGTTCAAATGTGACTTCCTTATTTAAGATTTTATCTGCAGTTACTGATGGATGCCTTTCATCCATGAGAGTTTCTGGAGAAATATTATATTGCATAATGAGGTGTGGATATAGTGAGTTAAGGTCAAAACTCACTACCCAATCATACATTCCAGGAATAGGTTCTTTAACATAAGCACCAGCATACTTGGAATCTTTATCAGAACGTTCCTTAGGAGGAATAACGATATCTCTTTTCTTCAGGTAATTGTAAATAATTGTATCCCACATACGAACCTGCGAAAATACATCAGCATAATTTGCCTTTGCGTCATATGCCATCGTGATTGCAAGTTCAATCAGTTTCATCTTGTCTTCCATACGGTCAACAAGTTCTACGTCAACGATGTTATATTCTACAAACTTCTGCCAACCCTTCGTATAAAAATCCTTAAAGGTTTCATATTCAGAGTGGTCTAGTTTTTTCTGATTAAGTTCGACTTCTGCAATATAATCCAGACGATAGGATTCTTGTGTCTTATAAGTAAATTTCTTATAAAGATTCAGGTAATCGAGTTGAGTAATACCTCCAACATCATAAGAAACATGCTTACGCCCAGAAATGTAAATTTCATCCTCAGTTACCAATCCCCAAGGAGACATGCGCCTCATTAATTTTTCACCAAGAATTCTATCAAGACGACGAACAAGATACGGAATGTCATACAATTCAATATTCCATCCAGTCACAACTTCTGGAGTATTTTCTTCAACCATCCACCAGTTAATAAAGTCCATCAATAAGTCTCTTTCACTAGTAAAAGACTTATAAATTACATTTTGTTGCTTATTCCGAAAAGGACCAAGACCCCATGTACGAATCTGCTTAGAAGAATAATCTTGAATACTAATCAAAAGAACTTCTTCTGACGCGGACTCTACATCTGGGAATCCGTTTTCTGAAGCAACCTCAATATCCAGAGTAGTAACCTTGATTTTACTGATATCAAACTTGATTTCCTCTTCGGGATACATCTCAGAAATATATTGGTAGATGTATCCTGTGTTTCCATAAATTTTAAAGTTTTCTACGTTCTCGTACTTCTTAATAAACTCACGACAATCACGAACAGACCCAGGTTGGATTTCTTCAACATATTCACCATTTAAGGTTTTGTATTTAGTTTTTTTATTAGAAGGGACAAAAAGAGTCGGGTTAAACTTCTCACGGGTCATGAAATGTTTTCCATTTTCACAACCACGAACCAGGAAGTGATCCCCGACCATTTGAACGTTTGTATAAAATCTCATCAGGCAGTTAATTCAAGGTATTTGGCAATAACTTCAGTTGTAGGATCTGCAATTGTCAATATTTTATCAGAATGAATCATAAACTCGGTTTGACTTGATGCCTTTGGCCAAGGTTTCATATCATCGACTCCGAAAAATTGATATGGATTAATCAGTTTACAATCTGGTTCTCCAACATCAGCCATCACTTCAATAATCTCACTGATGAGAACATTATCTACATCCAGCAAAATGCACTTAACTATTTTGTCCATTTACCTTTTCCTCATACATTTTTAAAACACTTTCTATCGGGGTAACGATAGTCAGGATAGAATCTGGGAAGATTACAATTGATCTGTCTTCAGAAAAAACATTCCAAGGACCCATCTGTATCTTAACCGAAGATTTTTCAACCTGCATTTTATCATCGACAAAATATGGTTCAACCATACTTATCATACAGGGTTCATTCAAAACATAAAATTCAGGATTATCACCTTCATTTTTAACTGCTTCTTTTGTATCTGCAATAAGATTTTCTCCGGTTTTTAAAACCACCAACTTGATAGACATGATTTGATTTACTCCTTCAACTATTATAGCAAGAAAAAAAGGAGGAGTCAACCTGGATTTTGCCAGGTGCTCCTCGCGGCGACGATATTCAGAAGTATTTATTCCCCACCAGAATCACCAGAAGAACCACCAGAACCGCTATCAGTACCCATAGCACAAACTTTCTTTTTTGGTGCCATAGCGTATTTTACGGTTTTTCCATAGCAATTTTCTTTGGTGGGTAAAGGAGGATTTCCAAAATCTCCAACCTTTTCCATAAATTGTTGAAAAGTTCTCATCGCCCAATTATTGTTTTCTTTATTTAGAGATAATCCTTGCGACTGTGATGTTCAGGAACAATCTTACCTAATCGAATGGTAAGTAATCCATCTTCAAAGATGACTTCTCGGACTTCGGTGTCGTCGGAGAGAGTCCATGCTCTCTTGAAATTTCGTTGAGCCAGACCCTTGTGGATAAACGTCCTATCCGATTCAGTATCTGATTTTTGCCCTTCGACAAAAAGTTTTCCATACTCTGTGAAGACATTTACTTCCTCCTTTTTGAATCCCGCAAGCGCAATCTCTAAATGAGATTCTACATTATTTACCTGAATTAGATTATAAGGTGGATAGTTATTTGTAGTTTCGTGAAGATTAAATAGACGATCAAAATATTCGTCCATTCCAATACTATTACGTGTAATCCTATCCATCAAGGTAGGAAGATCCGCAGCAGTATACCTCGTAAGGTTAGTCATTATGGTAGCTCCTTTTTAAGCGAGTTTGTATTTTGTAGACCCTTTCGGCGTCCACATATAATTATACAACAAACATAAAAAAAGGGAGTGTTGAACTCCCTACTAAATCATTCGGTTTCTTCTACAGGTTTCTTTTTAGAACCAATATTATACTTGGTCTCTAAAATCCAATCTCCCTTATCTTTGTAAGAAAGTACCTTGATTTGATTAAGAGGAGCGATATCCTGAATCTTACTCACATCGACAATAGATACAAGACCCCAATCGGCAATAAGTTGAGCAATACGGTTACGACGCTGAACATCGTTTACAGTAAGATTTGCATGTTTACCGTCCAAGGCAAACAATTCCTTAAAGTGAACGAGGTAATATCTACCTTGCTTATGAAGAATGTGGCAAGATTGATAGATTTTCTTTTCCTTACGTGATGCAACTCCGATACGAGTCAAAGTTTCACGAACCTTTAAGAAGTCATCTGGTTCATTCAGAATAACTTCTACCATCTGGTCAGGCGTCCAATTCACGACGGGTTCTTTTACAATACTCATTTTGTTCCTCCAGTTTCAAATTTAGATTTTATAAAATTAAGCTGTTCTTTTGTTAGAATCTTCAGAGCTTGTTTTGCCTTATCATTACTATAACCATAATAACGTTTGACATAATCAAGGTCTTTAATTGTATCTTTACGGAGCCAGGGAGAAAATCTCTTCTTTTTCCTCAGACTATTTATAAAAAAGTCATACTGGACTTTCTTGGGAAGAAAGTGGTACTGATTCATCTCATTAGCGTACATGATACAATCAATATGCCCAGAGAGACAACGATTGATAATATATGGTGCATATTCCTTCTCAAGCGAAGGATCTTCGTCAATTAGATTTTGTTTTGTCTGATTGATCGAGTTTAACCAGTCCTTCAATTCCATAATTAAAAAGCAGTAGTTCTTTACGTTGTTTTTGCTCACGCATATATTCACCAACAGAACGCATAGTATAAGTCAAATCAAACTCAGTAGCGTTCCAGTTTTTAAACCTATCCTTCACTAATTGATCGGAATTATAACTTACCAACATATCCATATCGTTGGAATCACAATCAGCAGCAAACTTATCGTGATCAAATCCTTTATGCATTGCTCCTTTGTTCCCATAGAGATTATCCTTAATGTCATAAGGAGGGTCAAGATACATAAAAGCGCCCTTGTTTCCATCCATCAGATAATCATACGAGTAATTAGTTATACGCCAATTAGAAATTAATTTAGAATACTCAGGAAGTTTTTCAATTCCACGCACATTAAAATTAGCATTAGATGCCTGGGGTGAGAAAGATGAACTTGCAGTTAGACCACTAAAGGAGCACTTATTGACAATATAGAAAGCTACGGCACGGTCTAAATTATCAAAAGGTATGTAATTCATGTGCTGCTTACATGAAATGAATAATTCCTTTGCAGAGTCTGGATCACTATTTGACAGTTTAAGATCCATCAATTTGTCCTTAAGTTCTGTCCCAAACATCTGAAGTTGTTGCCAGAAGTTTACTAGAGGTTCATACAAATCATTGACCCAAATATCCAATAGAGGATACTTTTTAGCGATATGAATTGCCACAGAACCTCCACCCAAGAATGGTTCCCGAAACTCATCATAGTTTCGAAGGTCTGGAAAATAAGGATCCATCTTAGTGCAAGCACGGGACTTGCCACCGGGATAACGCAAAGGTGTCTTAAGAGATTTCATAATCAGGTTTGTTATACTTCAAATATTCCCAGAAAGTAAGTTTCATTTCTTTCTGTGTCATACCACAGTGCTTTGCGGCAGCAGGAAGAGTCATTTTAGCACGAAACAATGCCTCATTTGCCTCCTTTACATTTTCGGGAGTTGTCTTAACAGGAATTTCTTTTAGGTCTTTATATGAAATTTTATATGGGTTCATTTAAATTCACACTCACACATAATTTCAGTTAGTGCTGCTAGGAGGTTAATTTCCTGGTCAGCCACGAACGCACATTGGTATTGATACTTAGCAATAACAAGAACGGCAGCAGGGATAGATGCGGATGAAAGGCAATCATAACAGGAGTCATAAACCCTGCGAAGTAGCACAGCAGCATCGTTGTCCAAGTTGGAGACCACCCACTTGCGGACTTCAGTGAAGTTTTTTTCTTTGAGATGCTTGATAAGTTCATTTACAGAGATGTCTGAAAAAGATGCAAGAATGCCCGCATCGATTTGTCCTCCTGTAGAATATCTTTGACATTCGTTGAGGACTCTTCGGAAGTCGGGAAAATGTTTGGATACAAGTTCTGCAACGACTTTTTGATCGTATTCGATGCCTTCCGCATCCAAGATGTTCTGTAAACGCTTGAAGAAGGATCCTGCCAACTGGGTTTTTTGTTTCCCCTTGATTGTGAAGTCGATGACGGCACATCGGGAGTGTAAGGGTTCAATGATTTTGTTTTTGTAGTTGCAGGTAAAGATGAATCGGCAGTTGTTATAAAATGCCTCAATATTTGCCCGTAGTAGGAGTTGTACGTCGTTGCCTGTGTTATCTGCCTCATCGATGATGATGACTTTGTGTTTAGAAGAT